TTTCACGCCTTCCTTACGCTTACGCTCGGTGAGCCTTCGGTTCTAAATTGCGCGATTTCTGGATGCGCTGCGGCGTAGCCGTCCAGGGCTTTCGTGTCCCAACTTACGCGCGGCTTGGACCACACAAAGCTGTGATAAGTGCCCTTGATGGTCCTGCCTGCTTGCAGAATTTCCTGCTTGATTGCCGCTTCCAGCATTGATTTTTGTTGTGAAATTTCGTCAACTTTTGGATCAAATTCCGCGTCAATTTCTGCCAATTTTTCTTTGATTTCTGGTGTCAAAACTTGGTCAATTAGTGCCTGTTTTTCTTGCGAAATTGCATCAATTCCGAAGGTCAAGTCTGAGTATTTTTCGATCTTTTCGTAAATGTCCATCTCAATCCATCCTTTTGATGTATCCGCTAATCCAACCTCGCCCGTCGCACACATCGCACTTGTAAGGTGTGTTTTCAATCGGGTCAATAACGCCCTTGCCCTTACATTTAGGACACCATTCAAGTTCCGCAGCTGCAATCAAATTCTTTGCATCGTCAAGAAGAAACTTGTAACTTGCACATAAAACTTCTAAAGCGTCTTTTTCCATCTCAATCCATTCTGCTGGTCTACGATGCCGGCCAGCAGGCTCGCGGATGAAGGAGGCAACCGCGCCTAAATTTCCTTATTTGCACGCGCCTTGAGAATGACTTGGATCGCCTGTTTCTTTTCCAGGTATTCAGCCTTTTTCTCGTCGCTTACGCCGTTCTTCAAGCCCTTGTTGATGCCCAGCACCATCGCTTGAAGTTTGTCGCTTGGTATCTCGCCGTAAGCCACGCCCTCGCTGTTGGTTATCTTGTACGCGCGTTCGATCGTCATGGTTTCGCTTTCGCTCACCGGCTTTGGCTTAGATTCTTCACGCGGCTTGACCTCAACCGGCTTCGGCTCGCTATTGCCGTCCGTGTCTTCATCCGAATACATTCCCAGCACTGCCGAGAGCGTGTACCGCCGAAGATAGGTGATGATTGATCCGGCCACCTGCGCGCCGCTTTTGCCCTTTTCGTCTGCCAGTGGTAAACTGAGTGACGAACTAATCCATTCGCCCGATGCGTGCGTCAGGACAGTTTCCACGCCGACCCGATCGCCATCGTTGAATGGATGTTGCGTGACCGCCAGACCGTACTTTCCGAGAGTTGGTTTGGCGGTGTCGATTATCGACCCTAAATCCGCATAGTTGTTCTTCAAGAATGGATTGACCGCGTTGAACTTGGCTGCGTGCATTTCTGCCTGAGCGCGGGATAAAGCCTCCGCCAGCTTGCCGATAGTTTCTGAGTGATTCATTATTCTGTCTCCTTTGTGATTTTTATGATCTCAATATGTTCTGGATAAAACTTTGCCATTGAGGTGGTTGAATAACCGAACATCCCCGCGTCACACCAGGGCGCTCCGTGTAAGGCTCGAACCTTCACCATCTTTTGCCCCCAAAAGTCTTGCTCTTCGCCTACCACTTCTGCTAAGGCATAACCGTGATAATTGACTGCCGGTGCTTTACAGATAATCATCGTCATTTCCTTTCCAGCCACTTCTCGTAGATTGCGCTTGCCAGCACCCCAATCAGCATTACGGCGGATATGAGGCTTGCTGAAATCAACGTGTCGATAAAAGTTGCCATGTTATCCTCACAAACAATTCACGCGGTCGCTGATGGATGCGCCGTGCTGCCTGTCGAACTCCATCATCTCGTCAGCATACGCGTCACTGGTTAGCCGGCGGATTGCGCCTGAGCGCGTTTCACCTGGCTTCCGGATGTAGTCAAGCTGCGATAATTGCAGCTCGGTCATCCTGAATGTTACCATCACACCTTTATCTTTTGTCATTAGAACCTCAAGCAGAAATTGATTGCGCTTTCGTTGGCCAGTTCGAGTTCGATAACCTGGCTGGCTAATTCTTCAAACTCGTCTGGATTGAACTCGTCATGAATTTCGTCTATTATCAGGCGAATTTCCCTGAGGCGGTTTGCCACCCTGTCTGCTACTTCGAGTTTCATTGTTGTGTCCATTTTCATTGCTCCTTTTGTTGGTCTGTCTCATCGGCGCCGGTAGACTAGTTCCGGCGGAGCGGGTTTCCCCGCTTTCGACTTTAGATGCTCGCTATTTTATATCTGGTCAATCCCTCAGGACTTATCCCACAGGCGGCTGCCAACCCTTTTTGCTCAAGTTCCTGTAGATAGTTTGAGTACTCGTGCCAGTCATAATTTTCTGGATCTTGGCGATTTTCTTTATAGAGCTTGGAGTTGACTTCCCTCATTACCTGCATCGAATCCAGCGGAATATCCTTGTTTAGACTTTGGAGGGTATAAGCTTTTGCCTTGAAACTTAGTTTGTTTTTCATTTTCATTGCTCCTTTTCTGTGTTTGAATATAGTATACAGGATTGTATTACAAAAGTCAAGGGTAAAACAGACCAATTTCCGAAATTGGTGCAAACTCGTTTTCCAGCAGGATGCGCGAATTAGCGCGCGCCATTCCTGCCATGTGGTAGATTATTCGTGTTTGAGCGTCAATCGTGAAAAAGTGGCGTTTTTACCGCTCTGGTGGAATTCTGCACATAAGTGCATAGAACACAAAAGCGCCTACTGGTTAGGTAAGCGCTTGAGGTGGAGCTGGTGGTATTCGAAACCACGTTCGGTGGAGGCATTGCCAGCACCCGATCCCTGTCAGCCCCGTAAGATAATAGACGTTTCGTGTCTATTTACTTTTGTCATTCCATTGATAATAACATTTTTTCATACGAGTTTTGTCAGAAAGTTGCATAAACTCGAATGACTTATGCTAATCCGGCACGTCATGCCTGCTTATCCGGATTGTACTTATCCTTGACGTACCACCCCTGCCCTTTGTAATGCACGTTTGCAACCTGATACACTTTCTGCAGAGTCGGCTGTTTGCACTCAGGGCACACGGTTACCGGGTCGTCGGTGTAATGCTGAAACATCTCGGTCTGCTTCAGGCAATTGTCGCAATGGTAAACGTAGACGGGCACTATTGCACCTTCCTGTAAGCGGTCGCAATCTTCCCTTCAGGCGTCCTAACCTTGCGCGATGTAACTTCTCCTGCCGCTAACTTCGCTTTCAAGACGGCGGCGGCCTTGCTCCAACTCACGCCGGTGTAGTCTGCAACGGTCTGCGCGGTCACTTCATCCGGCTCGATGTTGGGCAGGCTAAGCTCTTTTGCCAGTTCTTCCAGTAGTTCGTATTCGGTCACAGTATTACCACCTTTCGCCCGTCAGGTTGCCCACGATAGCGTGCCTTGCTTAGATCGAGCTTGCCGTCATTCAGCAGAACGCCACCGATGTCGGATCGCCTTGTGTTGCCAGCCACGCGGTTTGCGAAGGTCGTTTTCAGTTGCCAGGCGGGGCATTGAATCAGCCTGGTGTTCTCGAATTTCAAGCCGGAATCATCAAGCGCATGGAAGTGACCTCTGAAAATATAGTTAGGCAGCGGGATCCCCGATTGTGCGTAGTCAATCATAATTTCGCTTGCCAAGTTTGCCGCGCCGGAAGTCCAGGGGCGCGTGCCGATCCGCCCGTGATGCGCAAGGTCTACCAGTACGCCGTCCAGGTTGATCGTCATCTGCTGTTCGATGAAGTCAGCCCCAAGTTGCCGGTACAAGTCCGCCTCAACCGCGTGATCCGTGCCAGCGTGAACAGCCGTGCCAAGAATGCCGATAAACTTGTCGGCAATGTCGCGGTAAGGCTGAAGCAGTTCCTTCGCCATAACCACCTGGTCGCCAACTTCCTGCACGAGCTGCGTGGACCCGTGATGATTGAAGTCAATCACATCCCCCAAATGCGCCACGATGATGCGGTGCTTCTTGCTCTTGCTCTTTACGTAATCGAAGAAGTCAATCCAATTCGCGTAAAGCCACTTTTGCAAGCGGTTGGCTTCCATCGTTTGCGCCTCGTAGCTTGACCGGTTATGCACCGTATAGCGCAAGGGTGATACAGCGGTACTACTGCCCACGTGAGAATCAGCGAGTACAACCAGTACAGTTCCGCTCATGCCGTTGCCAATGTGCTATAAACTTTGAACGAGTCCTTTTCCGTCCAGAACTTGCCCAAGCTGGTTTCAACATAACCCTGCACCATCCACGTGCCAACCTCGTCAATGTCGCCGGCAATGGTTGTATACTGGATTTTGCCGTCCGTGCCGTCGGTATAGAACGCGGCGGTCTTTTGCACCTTCGCGCCAGTCGGGTCTTGAAAGTAGATGTACTTCGTGACGGCTGTTGATACGTCAATCGCCGTGCCGTCCGTGTCGGTGATCGTCAGCCTGAAAATAGTGCCAACATCGCCATTGTGAACATAAATCGTGGTCATGCGCTCAACTCCTCGTAAACTTCCATTGTAATTACTTGCGGCATCTCAACCGTGAAGGCGGCGACTTCTGTTAGCGTGGCAGACCCGCCTGCTGTTACGGTTGGCAATGGCAGCACGCCGCCATACCCTATCTCCCAAGTGGTGCATAAATCAGGGGTGGCAACATCATCATAGGAAATGTACCAACCGCTCATACTCCAAAAACCAGCGGTTGCCGTCCACGCCATATACTCGGTTGCGGTTATATATGCAGGCTTACCATCAACTGTGTCCCAAAATGTCCAAGTATCATTGACCACCGTCGACCCCGCCCAGCTAACAATCATGTCGCCGCTTGTGCCAACATCGACACTCGCGTCATTCGGCAGCACCACCTCGAACTCCGCCGTAGCAGCAATCGCAAGCGAAAACTCGACCACTTCCTTGTATTGGATGTCAACAACGCCTTCTGGTAGCGCCGGAAAGTAATCATCAGGCCATGAGTCGGTTGGAAAATACTTGCTCGTCAGGATATACATGTTAGACCGTCAATACAACTTCAGAGCGGTTGCCGTTAGCATCCACCGTTGCAACGATCACATCGCTTGCATCATCCACGCCCCTGAAGGTGACAGAAGTTGTGCCGCCGCCGGTTGCCTTGCCAGCCAGCGCAGCCGCCATGACTTTCAGCAACTGCCGCATGGTATAAGAGCCAACCACCACTTCATCCAGAATCGCGTCTGCGATTTCAGCACCCGCGTCTGCCTTGAGCGCGGCGGCTGTAATAGCGTCTGTGGCGATGGATGCGACTGCTACGCCAGCCGTGCCCGAGTCCTCAAACCAGCGCGTAGTCCAGTCAGGCGTAGAAGTGTCGCCAGCCAAGCCGTCTATGTAGACGGTCAGCACGTCCCCATTCCTGACTGTTATCCAGCCGGATTGCCCTGAGATTGCCGTCAAGCCCGAAGCCGCCGCCATTGTCGTTTGCGGTAGAATGCGGTAAGCCGAGCCAGAGCCGCCGATTTGCCGAGTGACGTACATGACATAGTCGCCATTGCCAGCCACCGCGTCTATACTCACATCGCACATGACGAGCTTATCGCCTGTTGACGTGTAAGCCCCGACTGCGGTTGCCGCGCTGATGTCTACATTCGTGCCTGTGTCTGTTTCTAAGTGCGTTAGTACTGCCATAAGTTACCTTCCTAACCGCAACGTGATAAAAGTTGCGCGATGAATGTTGCGCCTTGTAACTCCGCGTTAGCCGATCCCCATAGGTTGTAGACCGCCTCCGCCTGCGCTGCGTTCACGCCCAAGTAGCCAGCCAAAGCGGTATAGTCGCCGCCGAGTGCGATCTGGTCGAGCGTCAGTTTCAGGTTGTCCCAATCGTCCTTGACCCGTTTGAGTTGGTCGATTGCCGAGCGTGCCTGACTGGATATGCGGCTTGCGCTTGTTGAGATGTCGATGTATGCTGATGCCATAACTGATTTTCCTCCGATTAGATTGATTAAAGAGCCGCCATTGCGGTAGTGAGATTCGCGACTTCTGTTGCAGTGAGAGTGGCTGAGTAATAAGCAAACGCTGTAATGTAAACGTTTGATGCGCCAGTTAAAGTATTATTTGAGTTATAGCCGCCAATGTAACATTCTGGTTCGGCTGATGATGAGCCCGTTGGCAGCGTGCCAGTTTCTGCTGTTCCATTTTTGTACGCCTTATTGCCAGCTATTGCCAGAACGCCCGTTGCTATTACACTTGTAACAAGCGGATTGCTTCCAGACCAGTAACGACAACCCGGCGCGGAGTGGTAAGGCTGGATCAGGTAATGTACATTAACGGAATACCACGTTCCGAACAATGCCCCATTACTTGCTTGCATATCGTTAAACCGAATAATTACCGAGTGACTTTGTGTGGTTGGTGTAAACCCACATTTCAAATATTGCGTTGAGCCATTGAATTTCCAACCAGTTGAGGCATCCCAAGTCGGATACGCTGCACCATCTGTGGCATCATACGTTCCAGAATTAGCAAGGTTAGTCTTACTTGCCGCATAACTCGCCGCACCCTTTGGTTGGTACGCCGCCACGCAACTGGTTATCGTGCCGTTCAAGTCCCACCAACCACCACCCGCCGCCTGCGACTTCGGCTGGAACGATGGTGAGAACGTGCGCCCGAATGTAGAGCCGAATGTCATGCTTGCCTCCGATAACTTCCGTACCTGATAACCCGCTTTGGATACATCTCGCTCAGCTTGCCCATCGTGCCAGTCCACGGGTCGGCTATAAGTACGTCGTCCCCTGTGTAGCCGATTGCCAGTACCCAGTGCATCTCAATCATGGGCGTCGAGTCATCAAAGTCCACGTGCATGATAGGCAAAACTCCCGCTAAAATTACCGCTTTTATCTGTTGAGCGGTAGGATTGTAGACAAACCCGTCGAACTTCATGTCTGGATAGAGTTCGGTCAGCTTATCCCATAAGAACAGGTTGCCGTCCAAGTAGCCGCCGTGAGAAGTCAGCCAGTCGTTGAGTTCCAACGGATTTTCCATGTGCCCGAAGTGGTTGCAGACCATAGAAGCGCAGGTCATCAAACAGCCGTTTGCGCCGATTGTGCTGCGCGTGCCAAGCGGGTGAC